CGGAGGAGATGGCCCTTGAAGACCAACAAGCATTGGACGAAAAAGAAGTGGAGGTAGAGGGGGAAAAAGAAGCTAGGGAAACAGTCGAGGATTTTACTGGGGTTAAGGAAGAGGATGAGGTGCAACTTGAAGAGCAGGATGAATCTGACCGTCAGGAAGCAGAGAAGAACCGTGAAGCTATCGAGGCACAGGAAGCAGAGGATGCTAAAGTCGAGGAAGAATCGGTGGAAGCAGAGGTGGCAAGGCGGATGGAGGAAGTTATAAAACGGGAGAAAGAGGAGGTAGATATTTACGATGATGAAGTAAGAATGCCTGTTGATTCTCTTTATACAAGGGATAAAGAGAGGGCCGAATCTTTGAAGGATGAATTCCCAGACGGCATGAACTGGACTGAATACAGAGATGATTTGCAGGAAATAAAACAGGAGCAGTTAGATAATATTGACTCCGATAAGGATGTTGATGACTTTGCAGATGAGTTAGATGATAGGGCAGACAATAATTTTACTAGGGCCGTTAAGAGGAAGAAGACGAAAGAGCCGTCAATAACCGCAAAAGAAATGACCCAGAAGATTCTTGCGGAAAAACAGGAGGAGGAGTTTGATAAAGAGGCAGAAGGGATTGTTGACACGGAAGAAATATTACCTGAAGAAGATCAGGCAACTACGGACGTAATAAATGTGGAGGAGGAGACTCTTCTGGAAGAGGAAGAAGTGTACGCTGCCAAATACAAAGGTGGGGTGATGCAGTTTACCCCATATCCAGACGGCGGTACACGGGAGGAGCGTAAAGCTTGGGGTAAAATTGCCAAAGAGGAACTGAAAGAAGCGAAGGAATACGAAGAGTCTTTTAAAAATAGGACTATAGAAGAAGTTAAAAAAGAGGTTGAAGCATCTGTCGGCAAAGGGACACTAAAGAAGTTGACAAAAAATGGGGCAGTAACCATTCTCCAGAGTGATGCGGATTTTGTAAAGGAAGAGGGTGTTAGTCCAACGTATGCGGGGAAGAATCTTTCCGGGGCATACGTTCCAAAAACAGGGAAGGTATATATAATCGCCGACAATTCACCAAGAGGTACTGCGGGCGGCACGATTCTCCACGAAGTGGGGGAACACGCTGCGCTGGAACAGATGGTAGGTGAGAAGCAGTATGAAGATATATCGAAAAGTTTCGACAAGCTGCTATCGGACGGGGATAAAATAGCAGAATTGGCAAACTCATTAGTCCCTAAGAATACACCAAAAGACAGGGTAAAGTCTGAACAGTTAGCGTATCTAATTCAGAGCGTTGAAGCTAAGAAGAGAAAAGGGGAGGAGGTTAGCAGCAAGACCCGTAATTTAGTTTCACGCATATACAACCTAATCCGTAAATGGTTCCAGAATCTTCCTGCGTATAGAAAATTTGCAAGCCGAGCCGCATTCAGTAAATTACAATCAGGAGAGTTTCTTTCCCCAGAGAATATAACATCCCTCGCACGGGCCGCAGTTGATTTTTATGCAGAGGGTAAGACTGAACCCGCTACTAAAAAAGAACCTCAATTTTCTGTAGCAGGAAAAACGGGGACAAAGATACCCCCAGCTTTAGGCGAATCAATTTCTCCAGACGTTACTAAATCTATTAAAGCGGCACACGGCAAGAAGCCAAAGGATAAAGTTGGTACACTAAAATCAATCTGGAATGTCACCGTTGAAGCGGCAACTATGGTAAAGGAGCAGATGACTCGCAGTCACAAACTTCTTGATCCAAAGAAGTTTGGGAAGACTACGGACTACCTCCGCTTGATGCAGGAGACAGGGACTTACGCAAAGCACAAGGCATATTCAGATGTGTATTCAGTTGTCGGTAAAATGAATGAAGAGCAGCAGATGATACTCTCTATGAATATGATTTTGCCGGACATGTTGAAGGACATCGAGTCTGAGTTGCTTGATCCAAAAGTGGGACTACCTTTTAATTACAAGAGTGTTAAAGAAGTTAAGGCAGACCTAGCGAATTTTCGGAGGCAAGCAAAGTTAGTTAGTGAGGATGCAAGCACCCCGGTAGACATTAATGCGTCCATTGAAAAGCGGGAAGCTTTTATGAAGAAGTTGCGCGAGGAGTTAGTAGCTGAAGAACTGCTACGCGAAGAACTTCTGGGAGACGATAGGTATTTTCATCATCAGGTTTTGGAGTATCTTAACCAAGAAGATACAGGTTTTAGAACGTCTCTGGAAAAACCGGGAATGCGTGTAAGAAAAGAGGGGTGGCAAAAGTCTCGAAGCGGTACGATGTCGGATTACAATACAAAATATCTGGACGCTGAGTTTGAGATTCTGTCACAGGCTCGACAGCAGCTGGAAGCGAAGCGACTACTTAATAAAATACGAATAGAAAATGACAAGGGTGCAGCTGCAAGGAAATTGCACAAATCATTAAACGATAAAAGAACGAATAAAAGTCAAGAAAAAATATCGCTGGAAAAAGCATTGAAAGAATCCAAAGAGTTTGATGGGTATGTAGTGTGGGAGCCTAACACAAAAGGTGTTTGGTATCAGACTTATACTATAGCGGATAAGGTTGCACAACAAATACTAGAAGACGGGGGTGCGGAAGTTACTAAAGTAAGAAAGGCTTTTGTAAAAGGTCAGTCAGAAAAATGGGTTATCCCAAAGGAACTTGCGGAGACATTGAATACCCCGGTAAAAAATGAACAGGAAGCGTGGCCAATATCATGGTCGCGGAAAGGCATCAGGGCGTGGAAAGTCTGGACGTTACTTAATCCTTTTCGGGTATTGAGATACAACCTAAACAATATGTCAGGTGATGTCGATATTGCAATAGCTTATGCCCCAGAAATTTTGGGAAGAATGAAGGATTCGGCACAGGACTTACTGAAAGACAAAAAGAATCCAACCAGCAAAATTTCGGAGGAATTAAACCGGGCGCGACAAATGGGGATTATTGATTCTGGTTTTGTTATCACCGAAATCGATGACTTCAGTAAAATGTATGAAGGATTATTTGATCCTAAACCATCCAACAATCTGGAGAAGTTAAAAAGTGTCGGCAAAAATCTTCCTAAGAATTTCAGGGAGTGGACTACATACCGCGAGAATATTGTGCGCCTTGCAGCTTGGCGACATTTTAAAAATAAAATTGCGGAAACCCCAGACAAAAAATTCTACGCTGCATCGAAACAAACTGAGATAGACCAGATCAGGAAGTCACAAGTTAAAGATGAGGTGCGGGACGCTGAAGGGTTGACCGAAACAGACCACCAAGTTGCAGCAAAACTTGCTCGCGAATTGATTGGAGACTACGGAAATATTTCTCATGCTGGACGAGCAATCCGCGCACACCTTATGCCCTTTTACTCATGGATGGAAATTAACGCGCCGCGTTACATCCGGCTAATGAAGAATTCAAAAGATGAGGGTAACGACATTAAATCGCAACTTGCAAAAGTGGTAGCCAAACAAACAGCAATCAAAGGCGTGGGAGTCATGGCGAGGATGGCTGTCTTCTCAACATTGGTGTCTGCATACAACGCTGCGTTTTTCTCCGAAGAAGAAGAAAAACTATCTGAATTTGAACGGCAACAGTTGCACATTATACTTGGGACTTGGGACGGTGAAGTGAAGACCTTGAGGTTCCAAGGGGCATTCTCGGATTTTGTTAGCTGGGCTAGTTTACATGATGCTCCAAGTGATATTGCGGATATGGTGAAGGGCAACAAAAGTGTGAGTGACCAGATCGCAGAAATGGCGAAGGCTCCCTTCCTAAAAATTGCGGCAGGAATATCACCTTTATATAAGGGGCCGGCAGAACAGTTGTCGGGGCAGAGTTATTGGCCTGATCCTTTAAACCCAAGGCCGATACGGGACAGGTTTGAACATATAGCAAATTCATTTAGCTTGGGGACTATATACAAACAACTGGCGGGCAAACCCAATAAGAAGTTAGGCGAGTGGAGTAAATTGTTATTATCCTCTACTGACCCCGGAGAATCTGCGTACTATAAAAACTGGGAGAAAGTTCGTGCTTGGAGGGAGAAGTTAGGAAAAGACGATGTGGGTGGCCACAAGCCAACGACAAAATCAAACGCGTTATATTATTACAAGCAAGCAATGAAGTATCAGGATATGGATGCGGCTTGGAAATATTATGTTAAGTACATTAACCTTTCCGGCGGGGTAGACAAAGATGGGAATATCCCCCCAAAGACTCTGAAGAATATTGAAAGAAGCGTTAATCGCGCAAATCCTTTGTCAAGAATCCCCGCAGGAACGTGGGATGCTTTTGCGAAAACTTTAACTCCCGGTGAGAAAAAAACTTGGAACGAGGGTATCGATTGGTTCGAGGAAACGTACAAACCTAGCCAGCATTAAAATTATTTTCGACTTTTAAAAAATAACTGTTGACATTTATAATTGATTAATTATATAATCATTCTCATTCAGTGAACAACAGTTACCAGACAAGGAGAGTCGATGCCTAGAAGAATGGTTGACGGAGTCTACCAAAAAATAAAAAAGTTTTGTGGCTGTGGCAAATTACTCGCCGGACTACAGTCACGATATTGCTCAAGAACTTGCTATCTTAATCAACGCAAAGACAACGAGCGGATTCACTATCGTTTACACAACCCCCTCATACCCAACAGAATCTGCATAACTTGTGGGGAAAATTATACTCCCCGTATTTCTCGCCAACAATGCTGCTCCCGAATCTGCCGGGGGGAACAGACCAAAATTAAAAGCAGGGAATCCCGCAGGAAAAATAAAGCCACGAAGAAAAAGAGGGGTAGGCGTGATGCTAACAAGACCTTCGCGCCAAAAGTGTCACCCCAAGTTATTTTAAAAAAAATTACATCAACTAAATCAATAGATAAGTCGGAACACGCATCCGAAATTTCTGCATACTTAGCATCTGGCGGCGAAGTGACGGTGCTTGCACCACAGATGGATGGACGTACACCCTCCGTCAATATACCCATTACAATGAAAGATTTTATACGCCCGTCATTTTCATTTGACACATCGATGGGGCATGGTTATGAGTTAGATATCATGGATGAAATCTACACAACATCTGAGATTGTGAATGACCTATAGCCATGCCCTTTTAGTTTGCGACTTAGCCGTAGTACCGAAACCTCGTATGACGGTGCGTGATCGGTGGGCTAAACGTAAATGCTGTGTACGCTACTGGGAATTTTCAGACAAGCTAAAAGCCGCTGCCGCCGAGAGGGGGTTTGAATTGGGTGATGCGGCACACATGGAATTCCATATTGCTATGCCTAAGAGTTGGAGCAAAAAGAAAAAGGAAGAGATGTTAGGACAGCCGCACAAGAGCAAGCCTGACTTAGATAACTGCATAAAATCAATCGGGGATATTTTAAAACCAGAAGACAAAACAATTTGCGAGATAGTCGCAAAGAAGTTTTGGAGTGAAACACCCAAGATTAAACTGGGCAACAATGCAATTGAAGAGTGGTAGCTAAGATTCTCTGTCCGAAACAGCTTTAACCTGAAGCTAAACTAAGCAATCTAAAAGCTACCACCACACATATATATGGATGAATATATAGACATGTTAATAGAAGGGAATCATCGGCTCACTGTCGATGAACAATACGCCGCGGTAGATGCGCGGCGTAAACGGATCGCTCTTGGCAGGGAAGCCATAAAGATTAGGCAGCAAATGTCCGAAAATTTGGGGCGACATATTAATATTAACCTAACGGAGAAGGGGAAGATATGGGAATGACAATAGACAAGGCTGCTGAAGAAAGAAAGAATTACGAGTTGCTAGCTTCGATCAGAGCATCCAAGCGGGCAAGAAACAAGGCCGCAAGACGGGCCTTCTTTTCTTATGTCAGACAGATTTTTGGGGGGGAAAAATGAAGCCGGAACAGAATCAGGAATTGAGGAAGTCCGGCATGACGGGCAGCGATGCCGGGATTTGCATGGGTGTGAACCCGTTTGAAAACGCCACAACAAGAGTGAGAGTAAAGCGGGGGGAGTTGCCAGCGGAAGATATCTCAGCGAAGGAGTCGGTTGCGTGGGGGATTGCTCACGAAGAAACGGTGGCAAAACAGTTTGCTAAACGTATGGGGTTCCGAATCCAGATGTTGAATCGAACCTTCCGCTCCAAGGAATGGCCCATCGCACACGGCCACTTGGACGCAAAGATAGTCGGCAAGCCTTGGCTCTTGGAAGTAAAAACTACCAGCGAGTTTAACGGCAAGGCTTGGGGCCGGGAGTTTACGGATGAGATTCCACCCAGTTACTACTATCAAATCCTGCACTACCTCTATTGTTCTGGCTACGAGAAAGCATTCTGTGCCGTCCTGATTGGTGGGAATAAGATGCGGATTTACGAGATACCCCGTGATGAGAAGCGAATTGAGGAGTTGATTACAGCCGAGAAAAAGTTTTGGTATGACTATGTGGTGGAGGGGAAGACCCCGCCGCCACAAAATACTGAGGAGGCTTTGCTCCAATTCCCTGAAGGTAAGGAAGATCACTCGCTGTTAGCCACTCCCTTTACTGCACAGCTTCATGCTGCGGTAAAACAGTTAGACGCTGAGATGAAAGCTAAGAAGACTGAGAGGGATAGGATAGCGACTGAGTTGATGTCCCATATGAAGGACTATACGCAGCTGATCACAGCCACGGGTGACAATCTCTGTACTTGGCGCAATCAGACCCGGAAGACTAAGGACAATAAAAGTATGGAGACTGCTCTCGCCAAGTACGAAGACACGGCGCAGTACACAAAGGAATCTCACTCACGCACATTCAGAGTTATTTAATGATTGGAATCACACTCAATAATAATGAGCAGCGGCTCGCTAAGTTCTTGGCTAATTCCCGCTACGAAACTAACCGTGCCAATAATGTTAAGGACTTGAAGGT